TTAAAAACCGCCGCCGTTGAACACTTGGCGGCCTGGGTTCATTTGCACGCTGCCTGCACTGCTGCTTCCTTGGCCGGTCGAGATACCCAGGCGAACCTCACCACGGGAAACCATGCGTAGGAATTTGACGGCGGCGTCGTAACGCTTCTGGACTTGCTCCAGAGCCTGTTCGTCATACAGCCGATAGCGGGCAATGTCGCAAGCGTAAGAGGTGACGATGCGCGGTACGGGCGAGAGCGGTACGGGGTAGCCTGCTGCACTGACGTAGCCGTCGATCTCACCAGAGGCATCTTCGCAAGCGCGTTCCACCACGGCGGTATCAATGGCCATGCCGCTTTCATCGCGGGCGATGGCGAGCAGCTCGGACTCGCCAAAGCGCTCGATGAGATCCGCTTTCGTGCAGTACGGCATGGGTTAGGCCTCCGGATCGCTGGTCGCTTCAGCCAGCGGGAAGGTGCAGTCTTCCACCTCTAGCGCCGGGTCATCGCGCAACTGTTGCAGCTGCTCTTCGCTGAGCAGCTCCAGGGCGATGCCCGTGCCTTCACGGTTGAAGCGGTAGCCAGCGCGGCGGCGGCTTTTGATGCGGCGCTTGGTGCGCACAAACACGCCTGGCATCTCTTCCATGGGCGGTAGCGTTGTGCCGGTGCCGTCACCTGTGACGGTGTTGCCCTGGGCTTCGATGGCCGCCGCTTCGCTCGCGGGTGCTTCCTGCTCATCGCTGGGCGCTACGGCATCGGCTGGTGTTTCCGGCGTTGGCTCGGCCTGTTCTTGAGGCTGGGCCTCGGTCGCGGCTGCTGCGGCTTTATCTTCTTGCTTGGCCTTGGCAGCGGCGCTTTGCTTACGTGTGGTCATGAGGGTGCTCTCCGTTGCGCAGTGCCCGCCGGGGCAGGCACTGCGATAGGCGGTTTAACGTGCCGTTAAGCGCTGGTTAACCAGGGGTTCAGCACCAGCGTTGAGGTGTTGGCCCATTTGTTGGTTTCACCACCGGCGGCCAGCTGGCTTTGCAGCACGGCACGGGCAGCCCCCTCCATGGAGTTGGGCACCATGGTGTGCGAGTGGCGCAGCGCCAGCGGGCGTTCGTAGTCGCCTTTCATCGCAGTTAGCGCTTGGCGCGCTGCCTCATAATTCTCAGCAGTGAACGGCTGGCGAGAGCGCACGACTAGCTGCCAGAGGCCCGCACCGGCGTTCACACGAGCATCTACACCGAACACGAAGTTGTCGGTCATGAACACTTGCGTGTCGTTGAGATCGGTAATGGAGCGGAAGTTGTAATCACGGCGCTTCTGGAACACGATCGGCTTGATCACGCGAGTCAGATCCATGACATACCAAGCATCGCCTGTGCCGCCCATGTCGTTACTGACGGAGATCTCTTGGCCCGACTTATTCAGCACCGGGTGGTCGGCATCGAACAGCGGCTGGCCGTCGTAGCACTCCGGGTTTTGCTCCAGCACTTCCACGGCGAGTTCATTGGGGTGCTCACGACTGGAGCGGCCAAACTCTTGGAAGACCGGTGACCACAAACCGTAGGTGTCGTCTTCCACAGCATCCCGTGAGACGCCTTCGGTCAGCTCGAACTTGCGGTTCTTGATGCTGAACCCGGCACCTTCGAGCGAGTGGATGACACGATCGCCCAGCCATTCGCGCATGCGCGGCAGGCTCTTGAGGAACGGGTACACTTCCACGGCAGTGGTGCTGGGCACGGTGGTACAGAACTGCTCGTAGAGCGCGCCCTGTTCGCCCATCGAGCTAAAGCCCTGCTGAAACGACGTGTTGTAGGCCTGGAACAGCACCTTCAAATTGGCTTGGGTAAGATTCATGTAGGCAGTCCTTATTACGCGCTAGCGGCCACGCCGTTAGTCGGGTCGATGTTGACCCACACGCCTGCGTCGTCGACGTCGTCGACAATGCCAGCGGGGGAGCGGGTCGCGGTGCCGTCGGTTTTGGCGACGGTCTGGTTATCGACGATGTAGCAAACCTGGCCGATGTCAGCGGCGGTGATCTCGTCGGTACTGGCCGAGTTATCGAACCGGAAGTTGCCGCGCTTAACGGTCACGACCTGGTCGCCGTCGCCGCCACTGGTGTTGTCCTGGTAGTGCTCAAACACACCAGCGGCGGTGAGGCCGGTGGCGGTGGTGCCCGGCTCGGTAAAGCCAGTAGCATTGATGACGGCGATGGTGCCCGCGAAGCACTCGGTTGCCGCCGCGACAAGATGGCCACGAGACAGCCCTAAGCGGTGCGGGGTGTTTCGGTTTTGGGTTGCAGCGGTCACGGTGTGATCCTCTTGCGTGTGGAGAGTGGCCAGCCGTTACGCTGGGTTAGCGGCGCGGTACTGCTCAGGCGTTAAGCCCATCGCCTTGCACACCGCCAGCTCGGTCTCGTTTAGCTTGCCGTCGCCGGTCTCTTTGCCTTCCGGGGGCTTGCCCTGGGTTTGGGTGGTTTTCAGCGCGGCGATGCTGGGCGCGCCTTCCAGGTGAGCCTTACAGGCGGCGAGGCCTTGTTCGCGCAACCAATCGGCTGTCGCCTCACCAGGGATGCGACCATCATCCAGGCCCTGCTTGATGAGGGCGTCTAGCTCAGCGTTGTTGCCGTTGGCTTTCAGGGCGGCTAGCTGCTGAGTGGTTTCTTGGTACACGGCCACGGGCACGAACTGCGTCATGTCTACCGGTGCGGCTGCACTGGAGGCCTTGAGCGCCGCTACGGCTTCCGCTGGCTTCGCGTCGTCTTTGGCACCTAACGCGGTGCGGAAGGCGTCGGCATCTGCCTGGGCGGCTTTCAGCGCGGCGATGGCGGTGTCGATATCGTCATCGGTTGCTTCAGCGGCCAAGCCAAGGGTTTTAATCAGTTGCTCACGTTTCACGGTGTCGATCTCCTGGGCGTCGTCAGTGACGTCGTGGGTAATCGCCATCCGAGCAGCGGCAAGCTGCGCCGCGCCCTCATCAATGGCGGGGGTGTTGGTTAACGCCAGGTGCAGCAGATCGAGCGGCACGCCGTTGGCGTCGTAGGGGAAAACGGGGGAGAGGTAGCGGTATTCGGGGGGCTCGCCGTTGGGGCCGTCAGTCACCTGAGCGCTGGCCGTGGCCGTCCAGGCCACTGATCCATACAAGCCATCGTCACGCCATTCGAGCGAGCGCGGGTCGACCCAGCCAGACGCAGGCGCGGGCTGGCCGTTCTTTTCGGAGTAGAGGATCTGGTGTTCGTAGTCGATGGCAATGTCGGTACTGCGCGCAGCGGCCAAGCGGATGATGGCTTGAGCGGCTTCGGCAGACAGGTGCCAGGGGCCGGTGCCTTCAGCAGCCCCACGCGGTGCGTGAAAGGTGCCAGCAGGCATCAGGCGCGTCTTGTCGTCGGTGACTTGCACTCGGAGAGCACAGGCGGCGACGCGGGGCTTGGGGTGAAGGCTGTGTGTAGTCATGCCCCCATGATCGGGGGCGGGGAAGGCTAGCGGGATTTAGCGTGGGTTAAAGAGTTTTAGGAGTTTTGGTCAGACTTTTTTTCACCTGTTTCTTTATCCCTTCGTGTGCGGATCTGGTGCTCCATCGCTTGGATATGTTTACGGCTGATAATCTCAGGTAGATGAAATGATGAGAGAATCCCTAGGCTGGCTGAGAAAATAAGGACGCGCTCCAGCCAAAGCTGTACACAATCAGGCCATTGAGCTTCTAAACTCGTCAAAAACGCAAGGATAAGCACCATTAGGTATAAGTAAAAAATTAACTTATATAGAGCCAGCTCCCCGCGAATGAGCTCAAGATAAAAGGTATCTTGTCTCCAGTTCCGACCTCTGAGAATACGGTCGTTCGCAACGATAGCCATCACTGCAGCCAAAAAACCAGTAAGAATCGAAAAGACCGTTATGAGCACACTCACAGCATCATCGCTGGCGTGATACCAAGGCTGAAGCTTCCATGCGTTCAGCGTAGCGATGACAACGCTTACGCAAGCAAGGATAGGCTTTGTGAAATTCCGCCTTGGTTGATTCTGGATCATCTTTGCCAAGCACCTCGTTCTATTAACTCATCTCTGAACCTGTCGAGTTCTTCCCACGCGTCCAAATGATCTATGTCATTCCGATACTCCTTTCTGTACAGCCTGACAACTTTGGTGAGTATCACATCGCCTGACTTAATTTTGTTGCCTGATCGCGTTGTGATTGTGACTTCTGCATCATCCGGAACTTCATCCACAAGCTCCTGAGCAGCTTCGTCTATCGTATTCAGCAGAATAGGTGACTGGATGCTTCTATATTTGGGCCTGATCGTCGTCGTAACGTTGACCTCACCCCAATTCCTAGCGATGGCTTCTAGCTGCTCATCATTTTGAGCACCGCTTGAAAATAGAGCTTGTAGCCCGCGCTTCATTTCTCTAACAGCATGGTGTACACCCCCATCTCTTCTTTCTTCGAGAGCATGCGTAGCAGCGTACATCGTGCCTTTGATGGCGAGTGACTCCACTCCTTCTGTCACTAGGGTTTGTCGCTTATCTTGATTAGACGCAGGGTGTAAATCGAAAGCTTGGGCATTTGGGGGAAGGTTGGCGCTATCAAAAAGCCCTTTGAAGTAGCGGTATAC